GTCGGCGAACCAGGTACGCACTTGTCGCTCGGTGGGGAGACGCTGCTGGTACTGCTTCCATGCTCCTATCGCTGGCCTTTTTTCGGTAGCGAGAGCAGGAAGAACACAGAGACCAGCGCTGAGATAAGAGATTGCTATTTCACTCAAACGCCACGCTCCTTCTGCATTCAATTTCAAATCATCCACAGTCGTTTCGCTCGCCATTTACTCACCATGCACGCGTTCGATCGCTTCGACTAAAACGGAATCTCGTCGAGGTCGAAATCCGGATGTTCGCTGACTGGAATGCCTTCGGGCATCGGTCCGAGCTCGTAGTCGATGATCCGTTCGTAGGGATCACCAGCAACGTTGCGGACCTTGATGGCGAGCGTCGTGGCGAGCCCACCTCCCTCGATAATTTCGATGGCTCGTTCGACGCTATCGGGGACCGGATCGGGGGAGCGTCTGCGCCACCAGGCGATCGCTTTTTGGCGAGCGTATCCGTCGTGTTCGAAGCAGACCCATTCGGATTTGTATTCGTGCCAACCCACTCGATAGTCGACTCGCAGCGTTCGAGGCGCATCCTCGCTGGCTCCACGTTTGGTATGGATGCCATAGTAAACGTCCTCGACCTGAAATCTGGTCGTGGTGACTTGGCCTGAGAGAATGCCGGCTTCGCTGGCTTTCGGATCGTGCTGCTGGCGCTCTGTTGGCGGGAACACATATCCACATTGCGGGCAGGATGCGAATCCCGCAGCGATAACCGCCTTGCAATTTGGGCATTCCTTTGCCGGTGCTTTACCGTCGCCACGATCTGTCGTGCTGACCTTGATGTCGTCCATGGGACCATGACGCAGAACGTTGCCACCAAAGTCGAGGACCAAGCAGTTCTCTTTGCTTGGATGGAGGCGAAAGCCGCGACCGACCATCTGGTAGTAGAGTCCAGGCGACATCGTTGGCCTGACCAACGCCACGCAGTCGATATGAGGTGCATCGAAGCCGGTGGTCAGTACGTTGACATTGCAGAGGTACTTCAGCTCACAGGCTTTGAACCGGGCCAAGGTGGCATCTCGCTCTGGGATCGGAGTGTCGCCACTGACAAACCCGCATTCGACACCATGTTCGTCGCGCAAGATCTCCACGATGTGCTGGCCATGTTGAACGCCCGAGGCAAAGATCAGGCATGCCTTTCGGTCCGCTGTGTATTCCATGATTTCGGAAGCTGCCGAACTGACGAGTGATTCCTGGTCCATCAGCGATTCGACTTCGTCGGGAACAAATTCTCCACCACGAACATGGAGTGCAGTCATGTCGGCCTTAACGCGGCCGGCCTTGCTGATCAACGGACAAAGAAAGCCATCACGAATCAGTTCACGAACACCGACCTCGTAACAGATATGATTGAGAAAACCGTCGGGTGTGCAAATTGGCCCGGTCTTGAGTCGGTACGGGGTGGCCGTGAATCCGATGATTCGGACCTCGGGATTGATTACCTTGGCATCGGCCAGAAACTGCCGATACATCCCGTCTCCCTCGAGCGGAATGAGGTGGGCTTCGTCAACCATGATCAGATTGAATGCATCCAGTTCGCAGGCTCGTTTGTAGACCGACTGGATACTCGCAACGATCACCGGGTTCTGGGTGTCCCGACGCTTGAGTCCAGCCGAGTAAATCCCAAAGCCGATTTCGGGACAGACCACCTTCAGCTTGTCAGCCGTTTGCTCGAGCAGCTCCTTGACGTGCGCCAGGATGAGAACACGCCCACCCCATAGGCCTACGGCATCTTTGCAGATACTGGCCATGATCGGAGTCTTGCCGCCGGCCGTTGGCACCACCGCGCACGGATTGTCATCGCGGGAGCGGAGGTGGTCGTATACTGCGGTTTTCACATCTTCCTGATAGGGGCGAAGCGTAATCATTGATTGCCCCCACTCGCGCAGCTATGGAAAACCTCCTTCAAGTGCGGAGGAGAAGGAAAGCTCTCGATGGTGATCCCATTGAGTCGCTTCATGCCGCGTTGAATCTGTAGTTCCGACTCCGAGATATCAACCTGTGCGTTGACTCGCGTGCACTCTTTGCAGAAGCGGTTGGACGGTCCCATTGAGTCGAAAACCGAGCCGCATTTGAGGCATGTCCTGGGCTTGCAAATCTCTCTCCAGCAACCGTCCGAACAGAAACAACTCCGATCCGCGAGACTCAGCAACTGCTGTTGCGTGAGCTTCGTTTTTCGCTTTCGAAAAATGCGACCACAATATCTACAGCGGCTTTGAAAACAGGACTTCTTCATAGTCACGCCTTTCGGATCTGAACAATGGTTTTTCCTCCTTCGACCGGCTGCCCACGCTCGATACAAAGGCGAACAATCTGGTTGTCATCGCTGTACGCACCACCATGCTGAAGCGCGTCGAGCAGTGCTTTCTGAACGTTGTCAATGTCACGTCGGCGACGATCCGGTGGATGAACGACGACATCGACAATCAGAGGTCCGCTTAACGGCTGAGTCCCCCGCGAGGCGAGGAGCGAGCAAACCGCAGCGCGGAATGCTCGCCCCCCGCGCGAGATGAGCGTCCTTGCTCCAACACGCCGCCAGTAGTTGTTGACACTTGGCGGATAGGGAAGATGGAACTCGACCATCACGATCGCTTCCAAGGTGGAGCGCTTTTCTGCGAAGGGGACGGAGGCGAGGGAACGCTTGCCTGCGCGATCTGCTCTCGTTTCGCAAACCCCTTGACCTCATTGACGATGTCGCCGGTATCGTTCCGCTTTCGGCACCGGACATTGATCACCAGCGGGAGGTTGTGAAGCTCGGCCGAGTCCTTCGGCGAGGGGACTCCAACTGCCCGGCAGATGGCAGACAAATCAGCTCGTGCGATTTGGACTGCCGTCGCGTTCGGGTTATCAAGATTCAGCCGCGTCCAGATCAACCGGTTCTGGTATTCCCCCTCAATGATTTGAAACGTGAACTGAAGAAGACTTCCGGTTCCTGCCTTGTTGGGTTTCATCTCGCTGTCGGTGATGACCGCCAGATATTTACCTGCGGGAATCGGATCGAAGTCGCCGGTCGGTTCGACTTGGTTGGCGTCAAAGCCTGAAAGATCAGCCATTACTGTTGGTTCCTTGTGATTGGGTGATTGCTTGTACAAAAGCCGCCCAGGAGAGCGGCAACTCTTCGACGATTCCGTAACGGTTCTTGGCGACACATGAGGGGCCACCAACACACCGAAGGATTCGCTCACCACCACCTTTGCCGATGGCATGAGCGATGGTTCGTTTCCGGTTGAAACCGGCGTCTTCGGACTGAGTCCGCATCTTGCGGGTGGCAAATAGAACGGCATCGGACCATTCGCTCATGAGCGCCGCAGCGTGCTTATGCAGCCGCGGGCTGTAGCGGTCATAAGGAGAAGACTCCGGATCCTCGAATCGCTCGACCTTGCTGTGCGCGATCAGCAGCACAACCATTCCACGCTCGTTGCGTAGCGCATTGAGGTGTTCGATGATTTCCCGCCAGTAGCTCAGCGCGAGGGTGTACCCTTTGCTGTATCCACCCGCGACCTGTTCGATCGAGGTCGCGTTGTGCTCTGCACACAAGCGGTCAAAGACCAGTCGCTCGAGCCAATCAAGGGAATCGATGACCACGGTTTCGTAGTCGTGCGACTCACGCTGCAAATCGGTTAGCGCCGAGACCACCTCTTCGTACTTGGTCGCCAGCGGAAACTTGTCGACATCGATCTCATCCAATCCGTCTTCGCACTGAATGAAGACAGGCTTGGGAGCCTGAGAGGCAAACGTAGACTTCCCCACGCCTTCGATGCCATAACAGAGAATCCGAGGTGGCTTCGCGGAACGACCGCGCTCTAGTTTGGAGAGCATGCTCACGCTGCCACCTCATGATTTGAGGCTGCGTGGGATGGAAGATTGGTGATCCGAAATGCCGATTCGCCGAACTCTCGCAAGAGCAGGCCAGCGAACATCCGAGCAATGGTGACGCCTACCTCCGAATCCCCATCCACATCCAGGTATGCGTCAAACGGTTGAATCTCATAGCGAAACTCCATCGCTACTCGTGGTTTGCCGAAGAGACCCTCGGCTGCCAGCATGGCCAGATGCAGAGTCATTTCTGCATCTTCGATTGGCACATGCTGGTCGAATGAAAAACGGAAAACACCAGCGAACATAAACAACTCCGTAAACAGGTTTCATTTGCTTCCCGTTGGTTACCTATGCCGCTGGTGAATCCCAGTGCGCGCCACGCTAATCAGCCGAAAGACCTGATTTCGAGAACTGTTCTCGAATCAGATGGATGGCCGCGTGGAACTTGCGGCGAGAGAGTTGGCTGACTCGACGGCAGTCCGCTTGGTTACCTTCCATCAACTGCTCGCAGATGCTGCGCAGTTCTGGTGGCAATTGCGCCAGGGCGGTCGCAACGTCCAGCTTGAGCTCTAACGCCTCCGAGGCCGACAACGGTCTCGTTTGATGGCGTCGATGCGAATCCTCTTCTGAAACCGTGGCCCACAAAGGAGCAGCCGATCCGTCTGGTTGATCGACCGACTTTTCAAGAGACTCGATTTGGACACCTTCACCGCCGTTTCGCTTGATGCGTCCACGGTCGCGAATCAACATCGCGACCGCCGAATTAGCGACTCGAGAAATGAAAGTGTTGATGGAGCTACGAGATGGGTCGAAGCGCTGAAGCTGAGCCAGAATTCGAAGGGCGATCTCTTGTTCCAGATCCTCCGCTTCACAGGCTGTAAACTCCGGACGCCTGACGAGTTGACGTGCCTTCACCCGAATAAGAGTTCGAGCGTAATCAGAAAGAATTTCGTGCGATTGTGCCGACATGGCAACCTCCTGAGAGCGGAGGCTGCAGCCCGGCAATTCCATCAGTGTTACGAAATTCTGTGCTGCGATACTCGCAGAAACGCCACAGGTAACTTTCTGACCGCCGGGTTATGGGCCTCGAAGCCCTCGGAGGTCAGCTGCCGCGTCGCACCTGTCGCAGTTGCGCGTCAGCGTGCGACAGTCGAGATGTGCATATTGCCTTTCATTTCGTGGGTTTTCCTGTCGCTAAATTTTTTCCTTTCCTGTCGCGGTGGTGCGACACGACGCCTCGAACGACGGAGTTCGAATCCTCTTCGTTGGCCAAGGCGTCGACTCCACCTTGCCGGTCGATCGCCCGTTTTACGCGATCCTTCGAGACCTCCGAGTTCGTCTGTTTTGATAGAAATTTTGCTGCGGCACGAAGTGTCCCTTCCTGTCGATAAGCCATGACATAAATTTCGTCGGTCAATTCCGACTTATTCTCGGCCTTGATCTGCCGTCGAATCGTTAGCTTCAACTCTTCTTCCGTGATACCGAGAATGGATGAACTGACACTCTTCTTAGACGCGTCTGTAATGCAAGCAGCCACTTCTTCCACATCGATTTCAAATCGATCCGTGAACCAAGCGATGTTCCGAAGGACAAGTTGCGGTGGAGCAGTCTTCCAAAACTCGTCGGGCATGCAATACATGGAGCTGATAAGAATCGGCTTTCGTTGCCGAACAATCTGAGATCGCGGCTGGTCGCCATCTGGCCATTGGAGCCCGCGCACAAAAAGTACATCGCGGGACTCTTTGTTCCAGGTGAGGCGACCCAATCGCCACAGGCGTTCGGGGAAAAGCTCTTGCGGCTTTCCCGTGAGATTTAGCGACGATGCAAGGAATCGCATCAGCGCGGAAAGATCCGGACGCCATTGCTGGCGATGCCAATGGAGTACCTCAACTCTCAATACTTCCGGACAATGAATATACAACCGAGTTGAGCCTTCCGAACTATCTTGTGCGATGACCTCTTCCCAGTGGTCACCACACTCCGGACACCGGATCAAGTCAGCATCCTCGGCGCGAACTAGAATCCCCAGTTCGGTTAATGTTTCGAGGACTTTGTTTGGCCAGCGGAGCACTTCGGTATGACCGATAGTCATTCGCGGTGCCTCGATGATCGGCAGCAGAAACTCTAATGGATCAGCCATTGATGATCCCCCATCGTACGAAACAGGCACGACCGATTGCCACCTGCTCTTCCGGCTTGGATTTCAGATCACACGTATTGGGGCAACTGACGTTGACGGTCATCGTTTTACCTTTGCGAGTGCCGTCCCCCATGAACTGGAATTGGATGCCGGCTTGGATAACACTGACTTGATCGATACTCAATTGCATCGCCGCCAACTGCGTCGCCAGAAGAGTCCGAATGCTCGGAAGGTCCGTGACCTCGCGAAACTTGAATTCGAGTTGCTCAATATGAGGTACATGGACGCGAGGCATGATTCGAACCCGCCTCAGTTTCACATCTTGGATCCGTTCACCAGCTTCGGTGGCAAACGCGAAGCTGGGATCGAAGAGCTGGTCCAGTCGATACACAGGCTTCATTGGGTCTTCGTCAGGAACCTCAATACCAAGCATCGACCAGCAAAACGCTCGGCGAAGTTCCTTTTGAACCTTCCTTCCTCCTTTTGCGATTAGCTCGATCGTTCCTAGACTTGGTTCAAACACAAAGGCATTGCTGAATGCATAAGCATCTTCCCTGGGTGTCAGTTGGTCCTGCTCGTCAAAGCAGAGACGTTTGTCGGGCCAATCCGGCAGGTACGCAAAGAAGTACTGCGAACCATCGTGCCGGTCATATTGATGAACCTTGCAGAGTTCCCCCCGCATTTCTCGGCTCCAGTAGTACGAGCGGATTTGCTGCTCGAGCGTGGAAAGCTTGTCGGCAGTGACTGCAATTGGCTGCTTCGGCAGACTGTTCCAGATATTGGCTTGCTGTCCATTTCGGAGCGCTTCGGCTCTCGCAAAAATCGCTGCAGAATCAAATGCATCGGTGGCATTCTGGAACGCCCAAAGCGCTTTATCAGCAGGGCTTGATAGCCCGGAAAAAATGGTGAGCTTGTCCGGGTATCGCCAGGCGAGCTCTTCGATCAAAACTTTGTGTCCTTTGGGATCCGCCAGGTGCTGAACATCCTGCAGGATGACTTGGTAGTGGCGTTTTTTGCCATCATCCAGTTCCTCCCATGCACTGATCAGGGGCTCGATATTGTTCCTCGGCATCGCCCCCCACTCGATACCTTGCATGGACGGTTCCTTCCCTAAAAGCTGCCGGAGCAGTCCTCGGTCGTGAATCGTAAGTTGTTTCTTCAGATCAAATGTTGCCATCTTTTTTTGCTCCTTTTGACAGCATTGCACGGTTAGTAAGCAGTAAGCATCCTAGGTAAAAAAATATCAGAACAGGGAAGGCGGACGACGCTCAACGAACAATCCCAGTTCTTCCAGGCGAATCCGCATCGCTTCCTTGGAAACACTGAAACGCTCAGCAATCGGCGCTGCGTAGTCCTCTCGGATCGCGGCGTCGCGTTCTGCGACGGTTGTGGCTAAGCGATTTCGAATCGAGAGGGTCTTGTGCTCGTAGGCAGGACGGAGAGTTACCATTTCGGCCTCCCGATCATCGCCATCGTGAAGCTCCGCCCAAGCAGGGAATACCAACGATTTGGGCATCAGCAGATTGGCTGCAAACGCATCGGCTTGCCACTCGACAGGTTTCTTGCGGTCGCTGGATCGGCACACGACATCGGGCATGCGCTCCCCATCATCGAACAACCTGGGTTGGTTCGGATTCTCTTTGTAGAGCTGGCGATGAAGGCACCAGTGTCCAATCTCGTGGGCCAGCGTGAAGTGGTATCGACCAAGCATCAACGGATTAACATCGGGTGCGAGGCTTTGCTCGATGCCGACGATACCCTCTTCGAACCAGATCGCTCCGTGCACATCCGCGAATGGGAACAAAGACTTCATGTCCTTGAATTCCAACGTCAATTGCAGTTGGATTTCCGTAATCGTGTCGATTGGGACCGGTGCCGTGATCTTGCGACCAAATTTGTACTCGTACTCTTCCAAGAGAGCGCGGGTCTCGAGTTCGATTTGTTTGATGTGAAGGTAGGGGACTTCGCGATCGACGACCAGGAATCGGTTATTCATTACTTGTCGCCCTTCATCTTCTTGGCCTGCTCGGCGAGCTTTTTCAACTGTTCTGCGGTGAGCCCATTCGCCTCGCGCAGCAGCGCCGGCATTCCGATCGGCTCTTTCTGAATGATCCCTTCGAGATCGTCCGGCACTCGACCAGCGAGCGCGATCCACTGGTCGGCATTTTCCCCCAGGATCTCAGCCATCTTCGCGGCACGTTCGGCCGTCGGCGGATCGATGTTTTCTTGCTCCAACTGCGAAATATAGGTGGAACTCACGCCAACCAACTGGGCAAATTCGCGCAGGCCAAAGCCGCACGCGAGTCGCCGCTCACGGAGGACTTTCCCGAAGGATTTTGCAGTGGGAGCCATGGTTTTCGCCGGATTACCAGAGTGGTTTGGTTTTGCTGTCGTTTATCGCTTAGTAAGCATGACGACACATAACCCGGCGGTCAAGAGGCGCGGAGAGAATTCCGAAAATGGGAGCTTTTTCCAATGAAAAAGCACCTGCTCTCAATTTCATCAGCGTCAGTAGCGAGCGAATTTGGACTGCTGAACATGCCAGTCCGTTTCTGCGCAGACGTCTCGAAGCTTTTTCTCGTGCATGGTCGGCTTACCTGACTCCGTCGGCGGAATGAACAAAAGATGCTCCTGAATGGGCGGACTGAGCAAATTGAGATTGAGAATCTGCGACATGCGCGGCTGGGTCACGTGACAAAGCCTCGCCAATTCAGTGATGCCGGCCACCTCGCCCCGATCGAGCATCCCTTGGTATTTGATCGCCAAAGCCATCAGTCGCGAGATCCTCGGGACGCTCGTCATCGGCTTGACGGGTTCCTCGACTGGGCGAGGCTCGATTCGCTTCCTGCCTCGGTGGGTTTTGGTAATCGATAGTTTCTGACGGACCGTGATCATGCTGCGTCATCCTTTCGTTTCACGTTCAAACAGCGGAGGGCGTCCGGGAAAAAGGTTACGGAGATCGAGGTGTCTTCGGCAAAGTACTCGATTCGGGACACCATCAGGCGAATCAAGCGGCTCTTCTCGCGGCTGGTAAGAGCGTCCCAGATCGCTTCGAAATTAAGTACCGATTCTGCGATGTCGGCTTTCTCCGTGGTGCGGCGTTCCAGATCCGTCAGGGCCGAGACGACCCGGGTGAGGTCCGTTTCGCATTTCGTGATACGAACATGCAAGTCGGCGATGCGAGCGCTGGTCGCACCCGTTGGATCATGGAGAACAGCGAGCTTTCCAATCTCGGCATGGTCCCGCGATAGCTGCCGCTCCAACTGCCGGCGGTTGGTCTGCAATTCCTCGAGCTGTTTGGTTGTGCTGGCCTGCATCTGGGCGACAACTTGGTTCTGAATCTCCACATCGGCCCCGATGGCTCGGATCTGATTGATCACCGCTTGTTCGATTTCGCCAGCAGGGAGGTTGGGTGCTGGACACTTGCCACGACCGTTCTTGATGGCGTTTGTGCAGGTGTAGTAGCGATAGACCTTCTCATCTTTCCGGGTAAAGGTGTGGACCATCGCCCGATCGCAGGCAGTGCAGTGCAACAGCCCCTTGAGGAGTGCGCCATGCATGTTGATCAAGTGGTTTCCCTTGCCTCGCCCATTCTGCTTGAGTTGCTTCTGGACCGCATCGAAAACCTCGGGGGTGATCAATTCCTCATGCTCGCCTTTATGGATCAGGTCTTTGTGGCGAATCAGACCGGCGTACAATGGGTTGGTCAGCAAAGCGTAGATCGAACATTTGTCGAAGGCTTTCCCGCCTCGCTCGTTTCCTCGTTTGGTCTTCCATTGCTTGTTGCGCCAGCCTCGTTTGTTGACTTCGTTCACGACAGGGAGCAGCGAGCCCAGTTCCTGGTATAACGTGAAGATGCGCCGTACCTGGACCGCCTCCTCGGCGTTGACAACCAGCTTGGGGCTCGCGTTGGAGCGGTCCACATCGTAACCCAAGATCGGAATACCACCGGTCCATTTCCCTTTGCGGCGCTGGGCAGCGATCTTGTCCCGGGTCCGTTCGCCAATGATCTCGCGCTCGAACTGGGCGAAGGACAACAGGATGTTCAGCGTCAGCCGGCCCATCGAATGGGTCGTATTGAACTGCTGGGTGACCGAAACGAAGGAGACGCCATGTTTATCGAAGGTCTCCATGATTCGCGAGAAGTCCAGCAGGGAGCGGCTTAGCCGATCCACTTTGTAGACTACCACGCAATCGATCTTCCCACTTTTGATGTCTTCAAGAAGTCGATTGAGGGCTGGTCGATCGAGGCTTCCACCTGAGAAACCACCGTCGTCGTAGTGGTCCGGTAAACATTGCCAGCCTTCGTGCTGTTGGCTGGCAATAAATGCCTCGGCCGATTCTCGCTGGGCATGCAGCGAATTGAACTCCATTTCAAGGCCCTCTTCGCACGACTTTCGTGTGTAGATGGCACAGCGGTTTTTCGGCCCTGTGCTTTTGGGTTGATTGGCCATCAGGTACTCCTCAAACGAAAGAACTGGAATCCGTTGACATGCGATCCGGTGATCGCGTTGGCAACCGCGGTGAGCGAATTGAAGAGTTGCCCTTCGTATTCGAACCCGTCCTCAAGAACGAGCACGCGGATAGGCCGGCCCTTGTAGTCGCGATGGAGCATCGAACCCGCTGGCGGAAGGCGGTCGTCGCGGACTGGTTTCGACTGCACTGCGGCCACGACGACATGCGATGTCTTGGGCTCGCGAGGCGAAGTAACACGAACTTCCGAGTCGAGTGCGAGCTCGGCCGCACGTTTCAACGCTCGCTCCGACAGACCACCTTCCGCGTTGGCCTGAAGACGCCAGGCGATTCGGCGGGTGAGGTAACGTTTGTTTCTACTCCGGCATTTCTCGCCGACTAGCGATTCGAATTTCTCGACCAACTTGGAAACGGTCATCGTCTCCAGCTTTGCAATCTCGGCTGCTGTTACCGAGTCCAT